AAGGTTTGCTGGTGTAGCAAGCGAAATAACCGGCGGACAAAATTCCTTTGTGGTAAAATCCTTTGCTGAAACAAGCACTTTGCCTGTTGCAAGGTCTTTAATGAAAGGTGCAACTTTGTGGCCGCGGCGCACAATGTCAACCTTTACGCTTTCGCTTTTAGTGTAGTAGTTTGGTCTTGTCACGAAGAGAGAAGACAAGAAACCGCGCTGTTTAAGGTCGTTGTCATCTTTGAAGACTTCAAGAACCTTTGTAAGTTTTTCGTTCATTTCCGTTTCTCCTACTGTCTGTCAAGCTGGCTGAAATTGTGAACAATTCTTGGAAGAATTCCCCAACCTCTGAGCAAATCAGCCTGTGCGTCTGTTGCGGCAGTTCCTGCAACTGTCAACATGCCCTGATTAACACGGCCAGCAACGCAAATTCTTGCGTTTACATCAACTGCTGATTCGGTGGCATTTGTTACACTGTCACCAACAAAAACTGCAAGATTTATTTCTGTTGATGCACCAGCTGAACGCACGTATTTTGTGCTTGAGCGCTGCAACATTTCGCCAGCGGCAATTGTTGCACCGGCTGGAACAGTCAGTGTCACGTTTTTGAATTCGTTGTTGCCAAGCAACAGCTGGTCAAAAGTGCTGTTAGAAATAGTAATTGGATCCATTTTTTAGCCTCTGATTTCTGCAAAAAAAGCGTTGTCAATCAATGCTTCTTTTGATTCTGGTGATGGTGTGACAACATCCGGAGGATTGTCGGCTACACGAGCTTTGGCAAGCGCAACTTTTGTGAAAATTTCATGGTATTTTGCAACCACTTTGTTTTCATTGCAGTTCACGCCAGATTCGATAAATTCAAGCGCGGCGGACATGTCGCCTGAATCCTGCGCCATTTTCAAATGCGCCTGAATGCGCTCTTTTTCCTGAGCAGCGCCAGTCTTTGCAATTTCTGCATAAGCTTCTGGGTATTGCTCTTTAATTTCAGCAGCAGTCATTTTCGACTCCTTGTTATTATTATTAGGCGTTGCCGCCGTTTGTACTGTTTGATTTTTTGCCATTGGTTTTGGCTGTAAAGCGTCTAAGCTTGCCAGTGCTGCAACGCGGCTTTGTGTCAAAGCGTTTCGCTTTTCATAATCAGCACGCATTTTCTGTTGCATCTGCGCAAATGTTGCTTTTGCATTTGTTTTTGCAAGCTCTGCGTCTATGTTTGGCTCGCCGTTTTCTGTTTTGCGCATTTCGTCTGCAAAGCCAGCTTCAATAATTTCAGCGCCATAATAGAACGTGTCATTATTCATAAGCTCAACAAGTTCAGCTTCAGTTTTGCCTGTTGCATTTGTGTAAATCATACGCTGCAAAGCGTCGATTCTCTGCAAATCTTCGGCGGCTCTTGTGTGTATACGTCTGTCACCGATTTCAAAGCACCAAGAGTTGTGAATCATAAAGATTGACAAGTCTTCTACGATGATTTTAGATTCTGGTTTGCCAGCTTTGGCAGCTAAGGCAAGCATGGATGCACAAGAGGCTGCAAGCCCCTGAATGTATGTTTCAATTGTGCCTTTGTGATTTCTGGCAAAATCTCTAAGAATATTGAACATACTGACCATGCTGAAAAAGTCACCGCCAGGGCTGTCTATGCTAATCTGCACATCGTCGTTTGATGCAATTTCTTTCAAGCTCGCTTTGAGTGTTTCAGAATCGCAATCCCAACCGACAACGCCTGTAATTTCTATAACTTTCATGGTTTCAGTCTGTCTTAAAATTTTGACCAAAACTATAAACAAATTTTTTTTTAATTTAATTTTTTTTCATTCCTTACGTAAGGAATAAAAAAAAGCCCTGCAAGCCTAAAAAACCGACAAGGGAAGAAAGTCGGGGAAAAAAGACATTGCAGGGCACAATCCACAAAAATGAGCCTAAGCTAAACGCAAAACACGCTTAGAAAAAACAAAGCCCTGTGAAACGGTTTTGCTTCTTTGCAAGGTGTTTTTGCCTGGTCTGACAAAATGGCCTATACCTTTTAAGCCGTTTTCTTTTGACAAAGCCCAAAACTCAATAATCTTTTCATTTTTTGCCGGTTTATAGTTTGCCGGAACATGAGCATAGCACCATTCTTTGCCGGTCAAAACTTTCATAAAATCGGCAGGGCTTTCAACAAGGAAATTCTTTTTATCAGAATAATCTTTGAAATTGAAATAAATCGCGCCGCAATCAATGCCTTTTTCAAGTGCATCCTGCTCGTTGCTGGCGTTAAGCTTTGTGCCGTTTTCTTCACAATATTCTTTCGCTGCATCGTACAAACACAATGCACAGCAAGATTCGTTACCAGCGCAAAGAAAAAAACTTTGAATATGTTTAATGTTCATTTTTTGCCTCTTCATATTCTGATAATAACTTGTAGGATTTTTCTATTGCCTGAATTTCTGTTTTGTATTCTGCAAGCTGTATATACCATTCAACAGGAACGGTTACGGTGTTTGTTGTGCCGTTAAAGCTTGTTTCCGTTGGCACCGGAAAAGCTGGAAACGAAACATAAGGCGTGTCATATATATAAACAGGCTTATTTGTTGCGCAAGATTGCGTCAGCAGCAGCAAAACGCTCATCAGTGCTGCCATTATGTAAGTTTTCGTTCTTTTTCTTTGCATCGTCAAAAACCTCGCCTAAGATTTTTTCTTTTTCTTTCTGAAACTTTGCAGCTTTTTCTGCTTGTGTTCTTTCTTGTTCTGCTTGTTCCCTTTTCAGTTTTTCAAGCTTCAGGCACTTAATCAGAAAAGCACAAGTAATTCCCAGAATTGCAACAAAAGCAAGCAGTATCAAAAAAATATATTTAGTCATTTGATTCGCTCTTCTTTGTAAACTTATCTGCAAAAATGTTAATGTCAACAGTGCAGAAAATAGCTTCGATTGTGAGCACTACCGTGCGAATTTCTGAAATTTCACAATTCGTGAAAATACCAACCCATTTAAGAACTGAACAAACCAAAAGAATGATTAAGCCAGTCCATTTTGCGATTAAACTCGCGTCTTTTGCTTTTGATAAATCCATATATTCCCCTTATCTTGAAAAACCAAATTTTGTCAGCAAGAAAGTTGCAACGCCAGTTATAACTACCGTTATTGCAATGTTTTTTGCTTTTTCCCAAATAAGCCAAAGTTTTGTCTTATCGGCGTTTTCAAGCAGTTCAATTCTGTCTTCCAGTTTTTTTGTCGTTGCGTAGAAAGCGCCTTTAAGCTCTTTGACCTGTATTGTCAACTCTGCTATCTGCTTTTCAGTCAGTTCAAACTTGCTGACTTTTTCAGAAACGTCTTGCAATGTGTCTAATAATTTGTTAATCAGCTCCGTGTCATTCATAGCTTTTCCTTACGTAAGGAACTTTCATTCCTCTGTTGTTTCTGGTTCTGGTTCATCGGTGTTTTTGTTTATCCGTGAATCAGCCGGTTCGCCGTTGTTGTTTTCGTTAGCTTTTGGCGTAAATCCGACTTTTTTCATAAAGTCTTCTTCACGCTTGCGCCTCTGCATTACTTGCCTAAAGCTCAAGCCACTAATGCGACGGCATTCAATGTCATATGTTGTTAATCCGGCATCAAGCGCTAAATAGCTCGCGTCTACTTCTTTCTTTGGGTCTACGGCAGGGCGGTTCAAACCAGTCCAGCTGCAAGCAAGCCAAGCGGCGCGCTCTTTCCATCGCGCCGGTTCAAAGCAGGCGCTTATCAAGCCCGGCACTTCAAGTTGTTGGTCAAGCGCCGACTGAATGACAAATTCTTCATAAACCGGCTGGCAAAACTGCAAGGCGTTTTTCTGCGATTGTGCTTTAAGATAAACTTCAAATTCATTGTTTGCTTGGCGCGCGGCGCTGTAGCTTGATTGAAAGCGCAACTGCACAATTTCGGGCGGCACTTCAAGCGCCCAGCAAATGCCCGCAAGTATTGCCTCTTCAAAAGCCTTGTAATTAACGTTAGGACGGTTAGTCTGAAATGATTGGATTTCTTCACCAGGCGCAAGATCATCAAAAATAGTGCCCGGCTGCATTCCTCTAATATCGCGGGGCGGCATCTTTGGCGCATTTTGTGGCTGAACTGGCTCTTTGTTTTGCAGGCGTGCAAGGCTGTCTGTAGGACGGCTGCCAAGCGGGCTGTTTGTGTTTTTCTTAACGAACAGCGCAAGCATTGCATTGACAACAGCAGCACGTGCTTCTGCATCGCGGTAACGGTCAAGCTCTTTAAGCATGTACAAGATGCAGCTAAGCAACGGTTCGCCTCTGACTTCATCAAGCATGTATTCTGTGCCATAAACCATTTTGGCAATCAAGCGCCCGCTCTTTTCGCCACGAACCGGGATGCGCTCCATGTGCAATTTGCCGTCGCGTATCACTTCAACGTGATAAGCGACGTGCTGGCCTTGCGCATTGCGCTCAACGCCGTGTGTTATTGTGTTGCCGTTGCGTGGTGTATAGTCGATAGGGTCTTTGATGTGGTTGCCGTTGATAAAATCCCAGCAAGGCAGATTTGTAGCTTTGTTAATTCTGCTAACTATAATGCCATCGCCACAAATTAAACTTTCAAAACGTACCTGTTTCTGCCATTCCCCAAAAGTCAATTGTTTGCGGTAGTCGAAAACATCTGCGCTTTCGCCGTAAAGCTTAAAATGTTCGGTTAAAGTTTCGCTATATTTGATCGCAAGGTCTTCTGCGCCAATCGGGTCAAGTTTTGGAAAGCAGATTGTGCCGTTTATACTTGCATCTGCAACAAGGCCTGTGTAGATTTCGTTTCTTAACAGGCGGCGAATAATACCTTTTGCATAAATGTTTTCTTTGAAAAGCTGTTCACTTCTTTTGCGAAGTGTCCAGTAATCAACACATTCAAAAAGTTTTGTAACGCCAAAACTACCAGGGAATTTTTCCCCGTTCCAAAGTTCATTGATTTCTGTTGTTAAGAAAGCTGAATAATTTCCAATTGATTTTTCGATAAATTCCATTTTTTACCGCCTTAAAAAAGTGGTACTATCTGCTTAACGGAGCTGTGTAAGCCGAGGCGATTTTCTAAAGTACTGATTTCGATTAAAAGTGCAGTGCGGCGGTTTTGTAGATTTGTTATATCCGCGCGTGTGACAGTCTGCCTGTCCTGTCCTGTGTCGATTGTATAAGATACAACGCCGGTTTTAATGAGTGCATAAATTGCTTTGTCGAGCTCTTCAAGCAAAATTTTGCAATTTTTAAGTTCGTCCTGCCAAAACTGTGCGCTGTCTTCATCTGTGTAATTGTCAACAATAACCATGCGTCAATTTTATAGCGCCAGAATAAAACAAAACTATAAACAATCAGAAAACGGAAAATAAAAAAGCCGGACAATGCAACGCATTATCCGGCCAACAAAAGGAAGTTACTCCGTTTGATTTTAACACATTATCATTATAATGTGTTTGCTGTTTTGGTGTCAAATCAATCGTAGCAAAACACATTCATCTTGGCATATTGCCAAAATGCCTGCCAGTTGATACAGCTGCATTGCAATTCATGTCTACAAATGTCTTCTGCAAAGATTTCGAGCGCGGCCAAGTTATAAACGTAGGTGTCAAAAGCATGGTTTGGAGCGCCAAACTTTGCGCGCCAGATTGTCTTAACCCATTGATTTGTTGCTTTGTCATAAACATCAACCTTTTCTTCTGCTTCAAACATTTTGAAATAATCATCTCGAAAATCTTCTGCAAAATTCGGGTACCAGGCTGGCTGGTTTTCGTCTTCGTTCCATTCCAAAATGTTTAATGAGCGGCTTATGCGGTCTTTGAGTTTACCTGTATTGACATGATAGGCAAGCGGCAAACCGATTTTTTCAAGCGTTGACTGTGAAAACCGCTGGTATGTTTCGCCGTTTCTGATCCAGTCGATACCTTTGCAGGCAAAGACACCAGCACTGAAACGTTGACAAAAGCTATAAACCCAGTCTGTAAAGTGGCCGCTGTCTACTAAGGTTAAAGCGATTCGGTATTTTCTGCCGTCATCGCCTTCGTATACCTTGTTTTCAATAAAGTCTGCAAGTTTATCCCAAACGCCGCCAAAATCTTCTGTAGGACCGTCAATACTGAAAAAGTCGAGTGTCCAGGTGACACCGCCGTCACTATAGCCCTTTACATCAACAAAAAGATTGTTCTTCTGAACGTCCACAGAACAAAGAACGATTAAGATATGGCTTGAACTGTCGTGCTTTGCCATTAAGTTAGGCACTTTGCCACGCGCAAAGCCAAAACGCCGGTGCAAAACTGCTTTTTCGTAGCGTATCTGCTCATTCATTTCGCGGAACGGCAAGCCTTGTTTAAGGTTCCTGAAAACTCGGTATTTTTCCTTGTCTTTTACACGGTTGTTTTTGATATCCCAGCATGTTGCCCATTGCCTTACATAATCTTCCCAACTGAACAAGCCCGGCATGTTGTACAACGGCGAAATATGAAACGAACGTGTGTTCTGCTCTTTTGGTTTTGGGTTTGTGGCTATCCATTTGCCTTTTGGAATGATTTCAGCTTTGTGAAAATTCTTCATAATGCCCTTGCAGCACGGGCACTGGTAGCCAACTGTTTCAAGAATCGGTTCAAAGTTTTCGTCATTCTGCCAGACAATGCCGCCGATTTTTTCTTTCGCTTCGTTCCAGATTGCCCATTCAAGCGTTATAAATTCGCCGCAAAATTTGCACGGCACATAATACTTTTCTTGTGTGCCAAGCAAATATTGCTTGTAGATTTTGCTGCCTTGTTCTGTTGTTGGCGTTGACTGAAAAAGAATCTTGCTGCTGTTAGGGTAGGCATCAGCGCGCGCTTCTGCAAGCCCTTCGATTGTTCCTTCGTTTTTCAGCCTATCGGGCATAGCGTCTAATTCATCAACCAGAATCACCTTATATGAAAAGTTTCTGAACGATTTTGGCGTTTTCGCACTTACGGCGTGCAAATAGCCGCTTGGATATTCCTTTTTTAAGGTTGTATCACCTGTTGAACGTGAACCGGCGGCCTTGCGCGCCTGCGCAAAAATAAGGTTTCGCAAGTTTGCGCCGTCAATCATTCGGTCAACTTTGATATTCATTGCTTGCTTTGCCATGTCGTCGTCTGGCTCAACAAGCAATTGCGGCGCGGGGTTGCAGCCGATATAGTAAAGCACAACAGGCTCAAGCACAGAAGTTGTGGCCGCCATCTGGTTGCCTTTAAGCAGCACAACTTTTCTGCAAGGGTTATCAGGTGCAAACAAATCGACGATTTCGCGGAAAAACGGCGCACGGTCAAAGCTGAATTTGCCTGGAAACGGCGTCAGTTCTTTATCGAGGTAGCGCACTTCTTCCGCGTAAACGCTTGGCAGCTTGAATTCGCGCTTCTCGAGCACTTGCGAAAATTGAGAAATTAAAAAATCTATATCGCCTTTTATTACGTCCATTTTTCCTTACGTAAGGAACTAAACTTCCCCTCCGTTGTAGTAAATGTAGCTTGTGTGCTTTTCTTCGATTTTTGTTATTGCATCAATTAAATTGAAGGTGTCAAAGCTCTGCACTTGTGTTTCCGGTTTTGTCTGCCAGGGCGCAAGGCGCGTAAAAATGTCGCAATTGTTGCGAATTTCAATTGCGTCTTTTCTTTTCCATTTTTTCGCGTCTTTCTTGCTTTTCAAAAAATTAGGCATTCCATATAAAACACATGTTGCATCTACAAGAGAAGCTTCGTAAAACATAAACGCAAGTACGGCGCCCTGACTCCAGCCTTCAACTATCAGGCGTTTATACAAACCTGAATAACTTTGAAGCTCTGTTTCAATCAGCGGGTAAATTTCGCTGAACTGCTCATAAAAGCCTTTGTGAACGTTTCCAAATGCTTCTGTTTCTACTGTTGTACATTTGAAATTTTCTCCCCAGTCTTCTTTCTGTACTGTCTGCTGAAAACTTAAAACTAAAGTATCGCTATCACACCAGAAACCATAGGAACCTTTGTATTTTTCGCCGTGCTTATAAGGTGCATCCCAGCTTTTGCAGAATAATTCGTTTGTTGTCATTTCTTTTCCTCTGCCTTGTACAGATAAAGTCTAAACCGATGCAATAAAGCCCGGTTTT